TCAGAAATACAGCTCGGTGGCCAAATTGCCGTGGACATGGTAGCACACTGCTTTGCGCATGAAGTCCTCCGTCACGGAAAAGTACTCCGCCAGCTCCCACATCTCCGTACAGCCAGAGGCGATGGCTTCGTCCAGCTGGTCTGCCGGGATCAGGGCATGGATGGCCCATTTATCCGCGCGGACCTCGTGCCGCCTGCGCACATCGTGGCGGGTATGGATATTATAAAAGCTCCCTGTCAGGCAGTGTCCCAGCTCGTGGGCCAGGTGGGTGCGTTCCTGGGTGCCGCAGTCGCAGACCCCTTTGTCCATGCCGATGCAGCACCGGCCCTCTGTCTGGATGGACATGGAGCCGCACTGGGGCATGGGGTACAGCAGCACCGGAATCTGGTTGCGGTGGGCGCAGAGATGGAGTTCGGACAGATGCATGGGTATTCCTTTCTGCCCGCGGCCGCAGCAGGGGGACGGACCGCCATGGGCCTTTGACCCTGGCGGTGGCGGGCGTTATTGGTTTCTGTGTTTGACGAATTGCGCGAATTGGAGCACTTCCTCCAGCATTTTGTCGGTGATGGGGCCGTCGCCGCCGAACAGGGCGTACTTCAGCATTTCCTCCGAGAAGGACGGTTCTGTGCCCAGCAGGCTGTCCACCGTCACGCCGAAGTAATCGGCCAGCTTTTGCAGCGTGGCGGAGCGGGGGATGGAGCCGTTTTTCCAGGCGGTGACGGAGCCGGAGGGAATGCCCAGGGCTTTGGCTACGGCGTTGGGGGAGGTGCCGTAGCTGCGGCACAGGGCGTGGAAGCGGGGGAAGAATCGGTTTTCAGACATGGGAAAGCCTTCTTTCCGTGAGAGGGGAGTCTCACCATTGTGAATTTCCAACAGAAACCGAAGGAAACATTTGGCGCTTTTGACGAATCTCAGAAATATGAGAAAATAAGGCTTGACAAGTGTTGGATATTGAGATAATATGAGGTTGCGCATGAGAAATGCTGAGATGGTTTCTGGTGGGTGGTTTTATTATATGAGATGTTGGTGAGATTGTCAAGAAAAATAGCGGGCGGTCAGGGATTGCCTGGGGGGAGCGAGAGGGGATGGTTATAGGATAGGAGGTTATGTGGGTGAATGATTGGACAGTTAGGCATCCGGTAGGAACCGGATTGCCACGGTGGAGGGCAGATGGCCAGGATGTGCCGCCCTGTGGCTGGTGTGTGTGCTGCGGGGGAGAGATCTTTGTGCCGGGGCGGACGGTGTGCGCGTGGTGTGAGGATGGGAGGAGCGATTACCCCGGACAGGGGGAGACTTTGTGAGCAACGGGTAAGGGAGGAAAGATGGGAAGACAGCAATTTACATTTTACAGGAGTTTTTATGAATCGGTGATGAAGCTGCCCAAAAAGTACAGACTGGATCTGCTGCTGGCGGTGATCGAGTATGCGCTGGATGGAACAGAGTCGGAATCCCTCACAAAAATTCAAAAAGCAAATTTTTTGCTCATAAAACCCGTTTTGGATGCCGCGTGGAAAAAGGCAAAAAGCGGCATGGCTGGCGGAAAAATCAGCAAGCGGGGTCCTGCGAAAAAAATAAGCAAGGGGGAGATAGAGAATAATAAAGAGATTAAGATTGAGATTGAGTCAGAGTCAGAGTCCAAGACCAAGGACGAGGGCTTCCTCCGCTTCTGGGAGCGCTATCCCGTGAAGCTGGGGCGGGAGGAAGCCGTTGTCCAATGGGAGAGCGTGTGTGGCGATATGGATATGGAATTGATTCTTTCCGGTTTGGAGAATTGGATAAACTCTGAAAACTGGAAGCGGGAGGATGGGCGGTTTATTCCCAAGGCGGAGAAGTGGCTGCGGGAGCGTTGGTGGCTGCAAAAACCCAAGCAGACGGTGCCCTGCGGGGCCAGCGGGCATTTGGGCGAGGCGGAGATCGAGGCGCTGCAGCAGATGCTGGAGAGGTAGCTGGGGCCGGCAGGCAGCCGGCTCTACAGGATTGTATTGGAGGTAGAAATGAAGAAGCATATGAAGAAATGTGGGGTTTGCTGGTGGGGGATGCTCCGGGACCGGCGGGCCCTGGAGACTTGGCTAGCTGAGACCATGGGCGCGGAGTTTCGCTATCAATGGAGCCGGCGGGATGAGCTGGGCCGGGAGGAGGCTCTGCGGGTGGTACATCCGGATTCTTACCGCCGCTGGCTGGAGCAGGGGCCCTGCGTGGATTGTCCCTGCCAGAGCCATTGCGATGAGATCTGCAGTTTGCGGGCCAACTGGTGGGATGCCAGGATTGGAAGGCTGAGAACCTAATGCGGGGGCGGCGGTTATGGCCTATGAGCGGAGTATTGCCATTTTGCGGTCGGTGCAGCGGCTGCGAAATCGGTTAGAAACAGTAGAGCTTTGCCTGGATGCGCTGAGTTGGGAGGACCGGCGGGTGCTGGAGCACTTCTACATAGAGCCGGAGTGTGGGAATTTTATGCAACTGTGTGGCGAACTGGGGGTGGAAAAAAGTGGGGTTTATCGTCGGAAAACCCGGGCTTTACAGAGGATTTCCCAACTTTTTGAGGAAAATGGTGTGGGAATTTGGCGGGACGATTTTTAGGCGCAGCGGTGGTAGAATGGGGGTGTAAAGCGCGGGGGCGGACGAGCAATGCTCGCCCCTACAGGGGAGACGGCGGGCGAGCAATGCTCGCCCCTACGAAAAGGACGGATTGCCACGCCAGTGTGCGCACTGGCTCGCAATGACAGCGTTCTTTTGGGGGCGGTGTAGGGGCGGCCATTGGCCGCCCGCGGGCGAGCAATGCTCGCCCCTACAAGGTAGATGGCGGGCGAGCAATGCTCGCCCCTACAGGGGAGGCTCTGGGGGCGGGGATAGGAGTGGATGATGAACAGCAGGCAAGAGGTTTTTATTCAGGAATATTTGGTGGACATGAACGGCGCGGCGGCGGCACGGCGGGCTGGGTTTTCCCCCAAGCATGCCAAGGCTACCGCCTCCAGGCTGCTCCAGAAGCCCGAGATCAAGGCGGCTGTGGATGCCGCCCTGCAGAAGCGGCGGGAAGAGAGCGAGCTGTCGGCCAAGCGGGTTTTGCGGCATCTGGGGGACATCGCGTTTGCCCCCGCGTCGGGGGCGGCGGTGGGGCACAAGATTCGGTGTCTGGAGCTGCTGGCAAGGCTTTTGGGCATGTTCGAGACCACCGCAGGCGTGGAGCCGGTGACGGTGGTGGAGGATGTGTAGGAGCGGACGAGCAATGCTCGCCCCTACAGGGTAGACGGCGGTGGTTAGGGAGAGGTATGGAAGTTAAATTATCGGAATTGATCGGGGCGGCGTTTGGGGACAGCCGGAAGGCGGTCAGGGGCGGCGCTTCGGAGATCGTGGAGGCTGGCGGGCGCGGGAGCGGAAAGTCCAGCTACATCTCCGTGGAGCTGCTGCTGCAGCTTTTGAAGCACCCCCGCTGTCACGCCGTAGTGGCCCGCAAGGTAGCCGCCACCCTGCGCACCAGCGTATATGCCCAGCTGCAATGGGCCATCGGGACCATGGGCCTGGGGGGCTATTTCCGGTGCAGTCTCAGTCCCCTGGAAATGGAATATCTGCCCACGGGCCAGAAGATCCTGTTCTTTGGCATGGACGATCCCGGCAAGCTGAAATCCCTGAAGCTGCCCAAGGGCTTTGTGGGCCTGCTGTGGCTGGAGGAGCTGGACCAGTTCCAGGCGGAGGAGGTTCGCTCCGTGGAGCAGTCGGTGTTCCGGGGCGGGGAGTTTGCCCTGAGCTTCAAGAGCTTCAACCCACCCATGGACGCAGGCCACTGGGTGAACTGTCTGGAGGACAAGCCGGGCAGGTTCCTGCACCGCTCCACCTATCTGGAGCTGCCCGGGGACTGGCTGGGCAGCCGCTTCCTGGCGGACGCGGCACACTTGAAAATGATAAACCCGGTACTCTACGAGCACGAGTATCTGGGCATTCCGGCGGGCGCGGGGGAGCGGGTCTTCCCCAATTTGCGTTTGGAGAAATTTGAACTTTCCGGGGTGCAAAATGCCGTGGGCGGCGTGGATTGGGGTTGGTATCCCGACCCATGGGCCTATAATCGGGTGGCCTACGATCCCCAGACCAGAACCCTCTATGTGCTGGATGAGGACCGGGCATGGCGTTGTCCCAACCGGGAAACGGCGGAAAAAGTATTGTCGAAATCGATCGAAAAAGAATTGATTTTGGCAGATTCCGCCGAGCCCAAGTCCATTGCGGAGTACCGGGCCATGGGCCTCAACTGCCGGGGGGCGAGGAAGGGAAGCGGCTCCCGGCGGTATGGGTTCAAGTGGCTGCAGAGCCTGAGTGCCATTGTGGTGGATCCCCAGCGGTGCCCGGAGACGGCAAGGGAGTTTCGGCAGTTTGTGTATGAGAATGGGGGGTATCCCAGCCACGACGACCATCAGATCGACGCGGTGCGGTATGCGTCCAGCGCTTTCTGGCGGATGATGTAGGCGGCTATTAGCCGCCCGCGGGCGAGCAATGCTCGCCCCTACAGGGGAGACGGCGGGCGAGCGATGGGAGCGCCGCCGGAGGCGGGAGGAGCGACCTGAGCGAGTGGCCGCGGCCGCGTTGCCCCGCGCCGCCGGGGGCGGATGAAGCGGGGCAAAAGCGTGTGCCGCGGTCGGCAGGGTGCAAGCCCGCTTTGTCGGGCGCAGCAGCCGCCGGGCACCGCAAACGGACGGCCCCTACAGGCGCACCGTCGCCGAGGACATTCGCCGGGCACCGCAACAGGCGAGCAAGCCCCCGCCCTACGGGGAGATAGCATTTTAGGAGGAAGATATGGAACTTTTAAATGATTTGGCGGGCTTTCAGGCCGCCTTTGGGGCCCAGGACATGAGCTCCGAGGCCATGAAGCGGGCGGTGGGCAATTGGTTTTCGCTGTACTACGACCGGGAGGATCTGATGCAGCTGCCCTACACCATCGTCCGCAAGCTCTGCCGCAGTGTGTTTGCTGAGTGCGCGCTGGAGGGGCTGGAAAACTGGCCCGCCGCCGCGGCGTTAGAGCTGGCCCTCATCGGCGGTGAGTGCTACTTAAAGCCGGTGCAGGTGGACGGCGTCTGGCAGTGGCGGCCCATTCCCAGGGGCAGTATTTTGGTGTTCGGACGGGACTGGTTTGGTGAGCCCACGGATGTGGGTCTTATGGAAAGGACTCTGCGGGGCCGCTTCTGCTACACCCTGCTGGAGCGGCGGAAGCTGGGCCCCGACGGTCTGCTCACCGTCACAAACCGCTTGTTCCGGTCGGCAAACCGCAAGGAGCTGGGCCGGGAGGTGAAGCTGTCCGATCAGCCCCTGTACGCGGACCTGCCGGAGCGCTACACCTATCCGGTGGAGCTGGGGGGTGTGGGTCTGGTGCGGCTGAGGATGCCGGTGGCCAACTGCGTGGACGGCAGCCGGGAGGGCGTCAGCATCTACGCCGCGGCCATGCCGCTGCTGAAGGCCATCGCCGAAAACGAGGAGCAGCTGCAGGGCGAATTCCGCCGGGGGCAGAGCCGTCTGGTGGTGAGCCGGGACATGCTCCGGGGCGGTCAGCTCACCGACGAGCTGTTCGTGGGTCTGGACGAAAGCCCCGAGACCGTGGGCATCACCATCTTTGCCCCGCAGCTGCGGGAAGCCAGCTTTCTGGCCCGCCAGCAGGCGTACCTGCGGAGTCTGGAGCACATCATCGGCCTGAAGCGGGGGCTTCTGAGCCAGGTGGAGGCCGAGGACCGCACCGCCACGGAGATCACCTCCTCCGAGGGCGAGTACATGACGCTGATCTGGGAGCTGCGGCGGGCTGTGGAAACGGCGGCCCAGGCTTGCGCCGGGCTGCTGGATGCCCTGGACGGGGGCAGCCGGCAGGTGTCCCTGGATTGGGGCGACGGCGTGGTTTGATGGACAAATTCCGATTTGTCGGGCTGTTTCATGCCTCCCTCTGATGAGGGAGGTGGCCCGAAGGGCCGGAGGGAGAGAAAGGGTAACGGTTACCGAATTGTCGGTAAAAAGCTGAAACCATCACATTTTCTCTCCCCCAGTCACGGCGTGGCCGTGACAGCCCCCTCGTCAGAGGGGGCCATGAACGCATCGAAATAACAGACCGACAAATCGGAATTTGGCGAGGAAGAAAGGATGAACGATGGAAAAGGAATATTTGGAAAGCCTGGTGGGGCCGGAGGCGGCGGCGGAGATCTATGACCGCCATCAGCAGGAGCTGGGCGCCCTGCGGCTGGAGCACGCCCTTACACGGGCGGTGGACCGGGCCGGCGGACGCAGCGCCAAGGCCATCCGGGCCCTCATGGATGAGCAAGCACTGGCCGGCGCGGAGGATGTGGATGCCGCCGCCGGAGAAGCAGTGGCCCAGCTGAAAAGGGAGAATCCCTGGCTGTTTGTCACGCCCCAGGTCTCCAGCCCCGGCACCGGGGCGTTGACCGTCACCCGCACCCCCACCATGGAGGATGTGGGCAAAATGTCCATGGCGGAGTACAGGCGCTATCGGCAAAGTCGGTAAGTTCTGATTTGTCCAAATAACAGACCGACAAATCGGAATTTATGTATATTGAAAGGAGAAATATTATGGAAAACAACACTTTTTTGACCCCTGAGGTGGTGGCCAAGGAGGCACTGATGGTGCTGTCCAACAATCTGGTCATGGCGGATCTGGTGCACAGGGACTACGCCGGCGAGTTCGTAGCCGTGGGCGACACCGTGTCCATCCGCAAGCCTGCACGGTTCGTGGCCAAGAACTTCACCGGCAGCACGGAGAATCAGGACATCACCGAGACCTCCGTGCCTGTGAAGCTGGACCGCTTCCGGGATGTGACCGTGGCCGTCACCAGCAAGGAGATGAGCCTGGACATCGCGGACTTCTCTAAGCAGGTGGTGGAGCCTGCCATGCAGGCCATCGCACAGGCCATCGACGAGGATCTGCTGGCGGTGGGCTGTGAGCAGGCTTCCTTCGTCAAGGCCGGCGACGAGAATGCCACCGACCTTGCCGACATCGCCGCCCTGGCCAAGCAGCTGGATGTGGCCAAGGCACCCGTGGGCGACCGCAGTCTGGTGCTCCATCCCGATCACAAGTACCGCTACGCCCTGACGGAGAATCTGAGCAATGTGGGCTACGCCGGCGACAACCAGACCCTGCGGGATGCCCTGCTGGGCCGTGTCTACACCCTGGACACCTACATGGATCAGAACGCCCCCGGCTCCCACGCCGAAACCCCCGGCACTGCCAAGACCTTCACCGTCACCGGTACTGCCGGTGAGGCCAAGGTGACGGTGTCCGGCGCGGACGGCTCTGTGGAGGCCGGCGACGGCTTCATTCTGGGCGGCTACCTGTACCGCTTCACAGAGGGCGGCGAGGGCGAGCTGGCCATCGATCAGAAGCTGATGCAGGATGCCGACGGCGCGGCGGTCCGCGTTGTGAACAAGGCCAATTCCCTGGCCTTCCACCGCAACGCTATCGCCCTGGTCACCCGCAATCTGAGCCTGCCCATGGGCGCAAGCCGTGCCGCCTATGCCGAGGCAAACGGTCTGGGCGTGCGTGTGGTCTACGACTACGACTCCGCCACCAAGACCGACAAGATCAGCTTCGACATCATCTACGGCATCACCGCCCTGGAGCCCGGCCTGATCTGCGCTCTGGAGGGCTGATAAAAGGGCGGATTCCGATTTATCGAATAGCTTTCGATAACGACTGTAGGGGCGAGCACTGCTCGCCCGCGCGGTTTTGCAAAACAAAACCGCATCGCCACAAGGGGATAAAGCGGTTATTTCCTTCGGAAATCCCAATCATTGCAAGGCAATGATTGGGCGGACGTGTTGCAGAGCGCAGCGGATATTTTGATATCCATGCTTGCCGGTGGCAAGCATACAATGATTTATCAATGGCCGCCCCTACAGTGTTGTTCGATAGGCTCACCGATAAATCGGAATTTGCCGGTTTCGCAAGGAGGTTCTATGGAAGATTTTTACCGTGAGGTTTACGGCGGCACCGCCCTGGAGGGGGCGGAGCTGACGGAGTCGCTGAAGCGGGCCGGCGATGTGCTGACCCGGCTGGAGCACGCCTACACCGTCAGGGAATTCGTGGAGAACGGGCGGAAGCTGGCCATGTGCGCCATGGCAGACAGCATCGCCTATTTTGCCGCCGCCCAGAACGGACAGGGCGGCCTGCGCTACGCCTCCGTGGGTACGGTGTCCGCCAGCGGCAAGGGTATCTACTCCGCTGTGGACATTTCGCCCAAGGCCCAGGAAATGGAGCTTTACCGCTGCGCAAGGACCTATCTGGATATCTACAGAGGTGCGACATGCTAACACACAGAAAGGGATTTCCCCTGGACTACAGCATGTGCTGCATGACCGTGACAGTGTATCACCGGGAGGGTTTGACCCGTCAGGTCATCCGCAACGCGCATCTGGAATACACCCGCCAGCAGGAAACGGCGGGGGGCATCACCACCGGCAGGCCTTCCTTTCTGCTGGTGGTGCCCGGGAAATTGGAGATCACCCCCGGGGACAAGGTGGTGGCCGGGGAAGGCCCGGCCATCACAGATTGGCACAGCCTGCCTGCTCTGGTGGCGGACTCCGTCAAGCCCCGCTTCTATATGGGCAGGCTCTGCCATACGGAGGTGAGAGGATGAACGAAACCATCATAAGCTGGCTGGCGGGGTTTTCCGAGGACGGTCTGGGCCCCGGGGAGGGCTGGGCGGTATTTCCCCAGGGGGAGCGGGTGCTGAAGCGGTATCCCGACATCCTGGGGGGCGAGAAGCTGCGCAGGCGGCTGAGCTTCCTGGTGCGCAGGAACAGCGCCCTGCCCGCCGCCGGGGCGCTGGAGGAATTCGCCCGCTGGGCACAGGCCAATGCCCCCATCCTGGGCGAAGGTCAGACTGTCCGGGTGGAGGACGCCCGGCTCGCAGCCAAAGGAAAGGACGGCCTGGGCCGTTATGAGTGCAAGCTCATTTTTGAATTTACAACATCAATAGCCTTCCTCTGATGAGGGAGGTGTCAGCAAAGCTGACGGAGGGAGAGACTACCCCTCAGTCGGCTGCGCCGACAGCTCCCCTGATAAGGGGAGCCAAGGGAAAGGAGCAGTTATGTCCAAGATCGAACGCAAGTATCTGGCCCATTACATCGACGCCGGCGACGGCACCTATGTGCGTCTGGGTCAGGACCTGGAGGAGTATTCCCCCGAGCTCAGCGCCACGGTGGAAAAGACCAAAAACATTCTGGGTCAGACCGCCGTCAGCATCACCGGCTATGAAAAGTCTGCCGCCGTGGAGCCCTATTACGCCTGTGTGGGCGATCCTCTGTTTGAGAGATTGCAGGCCATCATCGACGGCGATCTGGTGCTGGATCAGCTAAAGACCACCGTGGTGGAGGTGAAGCTGTGGGACGGTGAGGGCTCGGCCTTCCCCGCTGTGAAGGAGGAGGCCTACATCGAGATCACCTCCTACGGCGGCGACACCACCGGCTATCAGATCCCCTTCACGGTGCACTACACCGGCATCAAGGAAAAGGGCACATTCGATGTAAACGCCAAGGAATTTACCGCGCAGTAAATTCCGGTTTATCGGTGCGTTATTTCGGCGCGTTCATGGCCCCCTCTGACGAGGGGGCTGTCACGGCACAGCCGTGACTGGGGGAGAGAAAATGTGACGGTTCCAGCTTTTTCAGCAAATCAATAACCGATACCCTTTCTCTCCCTCCGGCCCTTCGGGCCACCTCCCTCATCAGAGGGAGGCATGAAACAGTTCGATAAATCGGAATTTGGAATTCACAACGGGAGGAACTATGAAAAAGTTAAAGTTTGACACCGGTGAGCAGGCCTTTCAGGTGGGCGGGGGGGTGCTGACCTTCAATCCCAAGGACCCGGCCCTGTACCAGCGGTTTCTGGATGGGGTGGAGGCCATGGAGGCCCTCACCGCCCGGGCTGGGCTCACCGTTCAGGAGGCGGATGCCGCCCTGCGCGCGGAGCTTTCCCAGATCTTCCCCGGGGCGGACTGGGATACCCTGCTGCCCCAGAATCTGCTGGCTCTGTGCGGCAACGGCAAAATGCTGGTGCTGAACTTCCTGGAGGCGGTGGAGAAGCTGCTGGTGGAAGGTGCAAGAGCCTACGCCGGAGCGCATTGACAGACAGCTTCCGATTTATCGAATAGCTTTCGATAACGACTGTAGGGGCGAGCATTGCTCGCCCGCGCGGTTTTGTTTCACAAAACCGCATCGCCATAAGGCGATCATCGGTTATTTCCTACGGAAATCCAACAATTGCAGGGCAATTGTTGGGCGGACGGCCAATGGCCGCCCCTACAATGCGCCGAAATAACAGACCGATAAATCGAAATTTGAACAGGAGGTTTGCATGGACATCTGGACATTGCCGGAGAGCCTGACGGTGGCGGGGGAACCCTATCCCATCCGCTGGGAATACCGGCAGGTTCTGGAGGTGCTGGCCCTTTTAAGCGATGGGCAAAAGCCCCTGTGGCAGCGGTGGTTTGGGGCGGTGGACCGGTTCTACGCCAGGCCCGTCCCCACGGAGCATTTGCAGGAGGCCATGGCCGCCCTGTCGGACTTTATCACCATGGGCCGTCCCGGCCAGCCGGGCCCCAGGCTCTTTGACTGGCAGGCCGATGCTGTAGAGATCATCAGCGACATCAACCGGGTGGCGGGGTGCGAGCTGAGAAAGGAACGCCTGCACTGGTGGACCTTTCTGGGTTGGTTCCACGCCATCGGGGAGGGACAGCTGAGCTTTCTGGTGGGCATCCGCCAGAAGCTTTCCCGGGGGGAGAAGCTGACGGAGGCGGAGCAGGAATTCTACCGCCAGAACCCCCACCGGGTGAAGCTGCCCAGTCTCCCAGACCCCCAAAAGCAAAAGCTGGAGGAAATGCTGAAATAAAGCCGAATTCCGATTTATCGTTCCGACAAATCGGAATAATTCAAAATTATGGTGTGCGCGAAGCGCACGGATTTCAATCATTTGCGAAGCAAATACCACAATTTTGCATTTTGCATTATGAATTTTGCATTCGCACGACAGTGCGATAAATCGGCATTTGGCGTATTTCGGAGGTGAAACTATGTTATCTGAATTTTACATCCCGGAGGTGCTGGAGGCGGCGGAGGCTGTGGAGAAGCTGGACGACCGCCTGCTGGTGCTCCGGTTCAATTTGGGCAAGCTGGAGGCGGCGCTGCAGCGGGCCTTTGCCCCTGTGGCGGCCACGGTGGTGCCCTGGCTCAACACCGCCGTCCAGGCCCTGACGGACTTCGTAAACGGGGCGGGGCAGGTGATCGCTGCCCTGTTCGGCGGCGTGCAGGTGGAGGCGGCCAAGACAGTCCGTGTCACCGGCCGGGCCATGAAGCGGGCGCTGGCAGATTTTGACCAGCTGGACAGGCTTTCTTTTGGCGGCGGCGGGGGCTCGTCTTCTTACACCGTGCCCGCCCAGCTGAAGGCCATCCCGGCCCAGTACCGGGCCATTGCTGACCAGATCAAGAAGATTCTGGAGCCCCTGGGAGCCATCGATTTCTCGGCGGCCTGCGCGGCCTTTGGCCGTCTGAAAGCCGCCATCGAGCCTTTGACCCGGGGGCTGTTCGCGGGCCTGGAATGGGCCTGGTTCAACCTGCTGACCCCCATGGCCGCCTGGGGCGCAGAGCAGGCGCTGCCTGTGTTTCTGGACGCTTTGGCGGCGGGCCTGGGGGTGCTGGGGGCTGCCATCAATGCCGCCCGCCCGGTGCTGAGCTGGCTGTGGGAGAACCTGTTAAAGCCCATGGGCCAGTGGGCGGGGCAGACCCTGCTGAGCGCCCTGCAAGCACTGACGGGCCACTTAAACAATCTTGCTCAGTGGCTGGGCACTTTGCAGCCGGCCATGACGGTGTTTACCCAGAAGCTCAGTACGCTTCGCCAGGGCTTTTTGGACCTGTGCGGCGGGCTGGGGCTGTTTCAGAGCCGGCAGGGCACTGTGGGCGTGGGGCTGAGCACCCTTTCCCAGCTGGCCCAGAATCTGGGACTGCGGCTGCAGACCGTGGCCTCCGCCGTGGGCGCTGTCAGCAGCCATCTGAAGACCATGCTCACATCCCTGACCCCGGCCTTTAAAACCGTGGCCAACACCGCCATCGGCGTCATCAACACCGCGCTCAGCGGCATTGAGGGGGCCATCAACGCCATGGTGTCGGTGCTCAATTCTCTGCGCATCGACATTCCCAAGTGGGTGCCGGTGGTGGGCGGCAAGAAGTTTTCCATGGGGCTTAGCTATGTGGATCTGCCCGCCGTGCCCTATCTTGCCAAGGGCGCGGTGCTGCCTGCCAACAAGCCCTTTTTGGCCATGGTGGGCGATCAGCGCCACGGCACCAACATCGAAGCGCCCCTGGCCACCATCCAGGAGGCGGTGGCGGATGTGATGGGGGCGGGCAGCGCGGCCCAGCTGGACACCAACCGGCTGCTGAGCCAGATCCTCACCGCCATTGCCGCCATCGAGGTGGGGGACGACACCATCGGCCGGGCCGCCCGGCGTTATGAAAGCCGGATGGCTCTGATGGGAGGTGCGCTGTGAGAGAGCTGGATGCAGTTTATAAAGTGGACGGAAAGCCCCTTTTAGTGCCCGACGCCGGGGTGGAGCTGAGCTGGAACGATTTAGACAGCGAAGCCGCCGGCCGTGACGCGGCGGGCTATTTGCACCGTGCTGTGCTGCGGCAGGGGGTGCGGACCTGGGCCTTTACCTACAGTCTGCTGACGGGGGAGGAGCTTGCCTATGTCCAAAGCCTCTTTGCCGGCAAAGCAAGCTTCACCTTTGCCTGTGAGACGGGCACGGTGACGGCCTACTGCGCCAAGCAGGAGGCCACCCTCTACAGCCGCAGCCGCGGCATCTATAAGGGGCTGAAATTCACAGTGATCGAATGCTGACAAATTTCGATTTATCGGGCTGTTTCATGCCTCCCTCTGATGAGGGAGGTGGCCCGAAGGGCCGGAGGGAGAGAAAGGGTAACGGTTACCGAATTGTCGGTAAAAAGCTGAAACCATCACATTTTCTCTCCCCCAGTCACGGCTATGCCGTGACAGCCCCCTCGTCAGAGGGGGCCATGAACGCATCGAAATAACAGACCGATAAATCGGAATTTGTCCTTCATTCTCAATTCTCAATTGTCCATTCCCATGGAGGTATTATGCGTTATTCCATTCTTTTTCCCGACGGGAGGGCTGTGTCGGCAGGCGGGCCGGGGGCGGCGGTGCGCACGCTGAAGCTGACAAGCGCCGCCTTTTCCGGCACACAGCTGGAGCCGGGCGCGGTCTGCGCTTCGGAGCTGGAGGCGGAATTCTTCGACGACGGCCTTGCCCTCACCGCCGGGGATGTGCTGCAGCTCTATGAGGGGCACACCCTGCTGGGCACTTTCCGGGCGGAGACCCCCACCACCCCCGGCCCGGGCCGCCGTAAGGTGCTGGCCTACGATGCCGTCACCGGGCTGGACCGGGATCTGACCCACTGGCTGACGGGGCTTACGGACTGGCCCTACGCCCTTTCCGACTTTGCCCGGCTGGTCTGCCAAGCCTGCGGCCTGGAGCTGACAGGCACGCTGGCCAATGGGGATTGGCCCATCCCCCGGTTCGAGGCCCGGGGCATCACAGGCCGCCAGCTGATGCAGTGGGTCTGCCAGGCGGGCTGCCGGTTTTTGACGGCTCTGCCCGACGGCAGGCTGCAGCTGCAGTGGCTTTCCGACTCCGGCATCACCCTTTCTCCCACGGGAGAGCACTTCTATTTTTCCGGGGCATCCTGGGCCGATTACACCGCCGCGGCGGTGGACGGCATCGTCATTGCCCTGACAGACAGCGATGTGGGGGTAGCTTCCAATCAAACCGCCCAAAACAGCCTGCGCATCCAGGGCAACTACCTGCTGTGCGGCTGTTCGGAGACGGAGGCCCAAGCCATCTTCGACGCCTTAAGCAGCACCGCCTACACCCCCTGTACCCTGGAGACCACCACGCCCCTTGCCCCGGGCCAGCGGTTTTCTCTGGATACGGGCAGGCAGACTCTGCAGGCCGTGGCCATGTCCGTGGAAAACACCCTGGGCCGCTACCGGGTGGTGTGCACCGGCTCTGCCAGCCGCAGCGCTTCTTCGGCCCTGTGCCGGGGCTCTTACCGGGCCCTCAGCGGCCGGGTGCTGGAAATGCAGCTGGAACTGCAGGGCATCCACAGCCGCATGGCGGCGTTTTCAGAGGACACGGTGAAGCTCAGCAGCCTTTCTCAGGATGTGGACCACATCACCGCCCGGGTGGGGGTGCTGGAAACGGGCAACGACCGTCTGGGGCAGGAGCTTGCGCAGCTGGAGGGCGCGGCAGATCAGCAGTTTGCCCAGCTTTCTCTCCGGTCCGACAGCCTGGAGCTGAGTGTGGGCAGTCTCACCGGCCGGCTGGAAGCCAAGGCCGACAGCGAAGCGGTGCAGGAGTTGTCGGAGCATTTCCTCTTTGACGGGGATGGTCTGACCATCTCCAACACCGCCACCGGCATGGCCATCACCGTCAGCGAGTATCAGGTGGCCTTCGATCAGGGCACCCGCATCACCCCCAGCGATCTGCAGACCACCAAGCTGGTGGTGGGTGAGCGAATGGACCTGGGCGCGTTTGCCTGCCTGCCCCGATCCAACGGAAACCTCAGCTTCCGATATACAGGAGGATAATATGGCAGTTATCAATCTTTCATCCCCTGCGTTCTTCCAGAACGGCGTGGGCGGTGTTTCTTCCGTCATTGGCTATGCGGATAGGTCCAATCGTGTAGTCCGTTACAGCTTCGTAGCCCCCTCCACAGGTGCCTCCGGTGTCAGTCTGTCCATAACCGGGCTGGTCTATGGCGACGGCACCCGGCCCCAGAGCTTTCGCTTCTACATTGGCACAGACCCTAATTCCCACGTAAGCGCCGGCGCAGGCACTGGTTGCACCGGCATCCTGAACATGGGCGCAGACAAGGTCAGTTTTTCCGGGTCTGCCAGCATCCTGCTGCTTCCTAACACGACCTACTATCTGTTCCTGTTTCCCAACACCACAGAATACGGCTGGTTCTCCATGGAGCTGGCCACCACGGTTCTGGATAGCACAGGCGGCAGCTACAGCGTGCCTACCCTGTCCGCTTCCACCGTAACCATGGGGCAAGCCCTCACCATCTACACCAACCGGCACGCCGGCTTTACCCACACCATCACCTATGTTTTCGGAAATACCTCCGGTACGATCGCCGAGGGTGTCACCGACAGCTGCACCTGGACACCGCCTGTGGAGCTGGCCCGGCAGATCCCCAACGCTGTCACCGGCGTGGGAAGCATCTGCTGCACCACCTACAGCGGCGGCACCCAGATCGGCAGCACCCAGACCGTGACCATTTACCTGACGGTACCGGTCACAGTGGTGCCCACCGCTGACATAAACTGGACTGACAGCGCCGGGGCCTATGACAAGCTGGGCGCTTATGTGCAGAATGTGACCAAGCTGGCAGTTTCCGTTACCGGCACCGGGGCCTATGGCAGCACCGTCACCGGTTCTGCCTTGACGCTGGATGGCAAGCCCTACACCGGCGGCGTGATCACCGCCGATGGCAGCCACACCCTGACGGCCACCGTCACAGACAGCCGGGGACGCCGGGGCTCGGTCTCCCGGAGCTTTACGGTGGCGGCCTACGAAAAGCCCGCCCTGACCCTCACCGCCTCCCGCTGTGATGCCGACGGCAATGCCGACGACACAGGCGAATACTCCATGGTGTCCATCACCGGCAGCACCACCCCGGTAAACGGCAAGAACACTGCGGCGCTGGCCTTCACCTATGGCGGTACCACTAAGAGCATCCCGGTGGAGGTTGGGGATTTTGTTCATTCCGAGATCGTCCCCGCCCCATCCACGGAAACGCTGGCTCTGACTGCCGTCCTGTCCGACGCGCTTTTGACCGTCTCACGGAATATGACCCTGTCCGTGGGCTACGCCACCATGGATTTTCTCAAGGGCGGCAGGGGCATCGCCATGGGCACCACGGCCACGAAGGAGGGCTTCACCTGCGCCATGGACGCGGAGTTTCTGGGAAAAGTGAAGGGCACGATTTTTGACGCTATCTATCCTGTGGGCAGTATCTACATGAGCGTCAACGATACCAACCCTGCCGCCCTGTTCGGCGGCACCTGGGAGGCTATCCGGGGCAGATTTCTGATGGGTGCGGCTGACGGCTATCCGCTGGGTGCCGAGGGCGGCGGAAAACTGGATCATGTTTTTCTGGCTGCCAGTCAGTACGGCGGCATCACAGCCGGCGGCGATTATGCCGGTCGGGTGCTGGTCACTCATCCCAACGCGGTAAATTCAAACACCATGGCCATTCCTTTGAAGGATTGCGGAGTGGATACCCTACCGCCCTACCTGGCGGTGAACATCTGGAAACGAACAGCATAAAAGAGCCTTTCCCGCTGTCATCGCAAGGCGGCTCTGCCGCCGTGGCAATCCGTTCCTTTGTAGGGGCGAGCATTGCTCGCCCGCGGGCGGCCAATGGCCGCCCCTACACCGCCCCCAAAAGAGCGCTGTCATCGCAAGGCGGCTCTGCCGCCGTGGCAATCCGTTCCCTTTGTAGGGGCGAGCATTGCTCGCCCGCGGGCGGCCAATGGCCGCCCCTACACCGCCCCCAAAAGAGCGCTGTCATTGCGAGGGCCGCAGGCCCGTGGCAATCCGTTCCTTTGTAGGGGCGAGCATTGCTCGCCCGCGGGCGGCCATTGGCCGCCCCTACATCGCGCCTCCCGCCACCGGCGGCGCGGGGCAACCGTTTGAAAGGAGAATCCTCTATGTCTTACAGCAGTCTTGTCAGCTTCGTAAAGCTGAGCCCCAACTGCACAAAACCGAGAAATCACAAAATAGACAAAATAACCGTCCACCATGTGGCGGGCGACAGCTCCCTGGAAGCCCTTGGCGCGCTGTTTGCCGATCCTGCCCGGCAGGCCAGTGCCAATTACGGCATCGACTCCCAGGGCAATATTGCCTGCTTCGTGGAGGAGGAGAACCGGGCTTATACTTCCAGCAATGCCGCCAATGACAACCGGGCCATCACCATCGAGGTGGCCAACAGCGGCGGCGCGCCCAACTGGCCCATCAGCGACGCGGCCTATCAAAGCCTGATCGCGCTGTGTGTGGACATCTGCACCCGCCATGGCTTCCGCCTGGATTTCACCGGCGACGCCAGCGGCAGCCTTACCATGCACCGCTACTTTGCCAGCACCCTGTGCCCCGGCCCCTATCTTGCCAATCTGTTTCCCGCCATCGCCGACGAGGTCAATGCCCGGCTGGGCGGCACACCGGCTCCCAAGGAGCCTGAGAAGAAACCCGAAACCAACAACAAACCGAAGGAGGGTTACACCATGCATATGCGCATCATGGGGCAGGGCCACAAGGGCGAGGATGTCCGGGCCCTGCAGATCCTGCTGATCGGCCGGGGCTACACCTGCGGCAGCTACGGCGCCGACGGCGACTTCGGCAGCGCGACCAACACGGCGCTGCGCAGCTACCAGCGCGACCACGGTCTGGTCGTGGACGGCATCGCCGGGCCCGCTACCATGGGCAGCCTGCTGGGCCTGTAAGGGGGTGATACCATGGCAATCCTGATCCCCGGCGCAACCGCCACCGACAGCTTCACCCTGCCGGTGGACGCGTCCATCATCCAGTCCCTGCGGATCGACTATAGCCAGGAAGGCACATTCCGGTTTTCCAAGACGAAGGATGATTGCTCTCTCAATGGCTCCTCCGGCACTGTGGAACTGACCCAGGAGGATACGCTAAAATTTTCGGACGGAGGGACCGCGCAGGTTCAGATCGTCCTGGCCACCATGGGCGGTGAGGTGATCCCCAGCAAGCCTATAACCTTCCTGGTGGGTACCCGGCTCAACCGGGAGGTGCTGTGATGCAGTATGACTTCAAATACCAATCCGGCACCCGCGCCTTTGAGCCCGACTTTGGCCGGGTGATCAACGCCACAGACGGCGGCTACAGTGTGGGCGTTGAAGATGGCAAGCAAGCCGAATATGACTGCTTCTGGGATGCGTTTCAGGAGAAAGGCACAAGAGCGCACTATGCCTATGCATTTGCATATGGCGGGTGGGACGATGCTATTTATAATCCTAAATATCCCATAACAAGCAGACACGCAAGCGGTCTCGGTGCTATGTTTGTGTGGAATGCCGGGGTTTCTGATACCAAAGTACCTATTACAGCATTCGGAAATTGTAGCCTGGCTTTCGCAAATACAAATATTAAGCGGATTCCCAAGCTCATTTTTAGGGGCGCAACCAATGTAACAAATATGTTTTCTGGTTGCCCCAAGCTGGAAGAATTGAACTGCGAGGGCGAAATTCCTTTAAGCATCAGCTTTGCCAATTGCGACAAGCTAACCGGTGCAAGCGTGCAAAGCATCATTGATTGCCTAAAAGACTTGACCGGGCAGACAGCGCAGGCCTTAACCCTGCATGCAACTGTGGGAGCAAAGCTGACCGAGGCACAGAAAGAAACCATCGCCGCCAAAAACTGGACGCTGGCGTACTAAGGAGGAAACCATGACAACTGAAACCATAACCCGCATCAAACTCACCGCCGCAGAGGGCATGATGCTCACCAACGGTGACACCTTTGGCAAAGAGATCTATCTGGCACCCGGCGACAGCCCCGACAATTGGCGGGATATCTCCGCAGAGGAGGCCCAAGCCCTCATGGACAAGCGCTCCCATCCCCCGGAGGTGATGGAATGAGCGAATCGATCATCGTGGCCCTGATCACCGGCGGCCTTTCCCTTGCGGGCGTGGTGACCACCTGCCTTGCCACCGCCAAAAAAAGCGAAAAGGCCGCTGCCGTGGCCCAGGCAGTGACCGATACCAAGATCGAAGAGCTGACCCGGGAGGTCCGGGCCCACAACAATTTTGCCCAGCGCATGCCGGTGGTGGAGGAACAGATCAAGGTGATCAACCACCGGGTGGGCGATCTGGAAAAATACCACAACCCCAACTAAGGAAGTGCATAGCATGAAAGAAAGATTTACAAAGCTTATGGATGTGAAGTCCATTATGACACTGTGCCTGACCGCCGTGTTCTGCTACCTGGCCATCGTTGGAACCGTGGGCGCCACGGCCTTCCTGTCCATCTTCACCATGATCGTGGGCTTCTACTTCGGCACCCAGTCGGAAAAGAAGAAAGCCAATTCCGATCTGACGAACTGA